TAGGACGGCGACCCCTCGGGAAGAGCCGGCCTCAGCGCTTCTCTCTCTAGTGCAAAACCGCCGGGGAGGACCCGTGGACCGCCACGCCGAGCTGACGGGCCTCCGATCTCGCCTCCTGGCCGCCCTCGATGCTGCCGAGCCCCGTGAGGTCGCCGGCTTGTCGAAGGAGTTGCGCGCCGTGCTCACCGAGCTCGAGGCCGCCGTCGTCCCGGAGGTCGTGAACGGTGTCGATGACCTTGTCGCACGACGAGCTGCTCGGCGTTCAGTCCCCGCAGATCCTGCACCTGCCGCCCGACGTAGTCAGCCTCGCCGCCGCGGCCGAGACGATCGAGCTGGCTGAACGGGTCGACCTGTTCCTCGACGAGAGCCAGCAGATCACCTTGCGCGCCGCTCTCGGCGAGCGTGTCGACCGGACGTGGGCAGCCACCGAGGTCGTCGACATCCAGGCCCGCCAGAACGGCAAGGGCGAGACGATGATCGCCCGGCAGCTCGCCGGCTTGTTCCTCCTCGACGAGGAGCTGCAGATCGCCACCGCCCACGAGTTCCCGACGGCCAACGAGTCCTTCCTTCGCCTCGTCAGCTACCTCGAGAACAACGACGAGCTCCGCAAGAAGGTCGCTCGCATCCGCTACGCCAACGGCGAGCAGGGCGTCGAGCTGCTCAACGGCAACCGGCTCAAGTACAAGGCCCGCACCGGTGGCGGTGGTCGAGGCTTCGCCAAGGCGTCGACGCTGTACCTCGACGAGGCGCTGTTCCTCACCGACGCCCACATGGCCGCGCTCAAGCCGGCGCAAGCGGTGCGCTCCTCGCGCCCCGGCCCTGGCCGGCAGACGTGGGTCGCTTCATCGGCTGGGCTCGCCACGTCGCACGTCTTGTGGCGCTACCGCAAGCGGGCGCTCGCCGGCAACGGTGGGCGCTTCGCCTACGCCGAGCACACCGCCGAGGACATCCGTCTCGTCGACGGTCGGGTGATCTCGTCCCGTCCCGACGTGTTCGACCGCTCGGCATGGGCGATGGCCAACCCCGCGCTCGGCTCTCGCATCGAGGTCGAGTTCCTCGAGGACCAGGCGTCCAGCTTGTCGGCCGAGGACTTCGCTCGCGAGCACCTCACCGTGTGGGATGCGCAGGAGGGGGCCGTCGATGCGCTCTGGCCGGCGGATGTGTTCTCGGCGGTCTGCGACTCGTCAGCAACGCCGGCGGGCCCGTACACGCTTGGGGTGGACGCCACGCCCGATCGTTCGCAGGCTGCAGTGGCGGTCTACGGCGCCGGTGTCGTTCGCGTGCTCCCGCCCCCGACGATCGCCGAACTCCCGGCCAAGGTGATCGAGGCCGCCCGCCAGCTCAAGGCGTCGGTCGCCATCGACCACTCGGGTCCTGCGTCGTTCATCCTCCCCGCCCTCGATGCGGCCGGCATCGTCACCGTCAACGTCTCGGGCGCCGAGATGGGGCGGGCGTGCGGCTCGCTCGACGTCGCCGTTCGTGAGAAGGCGATCCGCTTCGTGACCGACGCCGGTCTGTCGACGGCGGTGGCGATGGCCCGCACCAAGCCGCAAGGCGCGGTGTGGCAGTGGGACGCCCGCTCGTCGGCCTCGTCGATCGCCCCGCTCGTCGCCGTCACGCTGGCGGCATGGGTCGGCAGCCAGCCTGCCGCCGATCCGTTGATCTTCGCCTACTGACGCAAGGGGTCCCGATGCGCTTTCTGACGTCGGCCCTCGAAGTGGTGGGCCTCACCTGCATCGCCGTCGCCGGGCTCCTCGTCGCCGTGCCGCTCGGGCTGGCGCTCGTCGGTGTCGGGGCGATCGGCATGTCGTGGAGGTTGACCCGGTGAGCATCCTGTTCGCTCGCCGAGAGCAGCCCGCCGAGAAGCGGTCGACGCTGCCCTGGTGGAACTTGGCCGGGGCACCCGGTCTGATCGCTGCCACCCAGTACGGCGGCGCGCAGGGCGTCGACCAGGCGCTTCGCAACGCTGCGAGCTGGGCGTGCATCGACGTCCTCATGGATGCGATCGCTCGCACCCCTTACGACTGCATTCGCGTCGGCCCCGGCCTTCGCCCAGTCAAGACCCCCGCCGTCTCGAAGTTGCTCACCGCGCCGTCCGGGGTCGTCCTGACGTCGGTGTGGTTCACGCAGCTCGCCTGGTCGCTGCTCACCGACGGCAACACCTTCGGCCGGATCCTGTCGTGGGATGCCGCCGGCTACCCGACGCAGGTCGAGCTCCTGAACCCGGCCGGCGTCACCGAGCGGCGCGTCGTCGACGGCGTCCCCACCGTCAAGGTCGACTACAAGGACCGCCAGCTCTACCCGTTCGGCGACATCTGGCACATCCCCGGCCGCATGGTGCCGGCCGGCTCGCCGTTCGGGCTGTCTCCCATCGCCTATGCCGCGAAGTCGATCGGCACCAGCCTCGACGCTGAGGAGTACGCCGGCTCGTACTTCGAGGGCGGTGGCCACCCGACGGCGATCGTCTCGGCCAACGTCCCGCTGACCCAGCCGCAGGCCGAGGACATCAAGTCAGCGATCCGCCGCATGTTCTCCGGCGGCTCCCGCGAGCCGGCCGTCTTCGGCTCCGACCTCAAGTGGCAAGAGATCCAGGCGAAGTACGGCGATTCGCAGGTCGTCGACCTCATGCGCTTTGAGGTCGAGCAGGCGTGCCGCTTCTGGCGGGTGCCGCCGTCGATGGTCTACGCCGCTGTGTCCGGGCAGAACGTCACCTACGCCAACGTCACTCAGGCCGATCTCGCCTTCCTCAAGCACTCGCTCGACGGCTACTTCGTGCGCATCGAGGGCGCCCTCACGGCCGTCCACCCTCGCCCGCAGATCGTCAAGGCCAACCGCAACGCCATCCTGCGCGCCGACGTCGACTCCCGGATGAAGGTCTACAACGAGCGACTCGTTCACAAGACGATCACCGTCAACGAGATCCGGGACCTTGAAGACGAGCACCGCTTCGACGATCCCGAGTTCGATAAGCCCGGCATCCCCGGCGGCCTCGAGAAGCCGGCCAAGCCGATCCCGGTGACCCCACCCCCCGAAGACCCCCAAGGGACCGCGTCATGACCACCATTGACCGCGCCGCCTTCACCCTCGGCGACCCGCGCACCGAGACCGAGACCTGCTGGGACGTCTTCGCCGACGGGCAGCTCGTCGGCGAGATCTGCCTCGATGAGAACGGCGTCTACGAGGTCGAGATGACCGGCGACGCTCAGTTCTCCTCGCTCGACGCTGCGCTGCAGGCGCTCGCCGACTGCTGTGAGGTCGAGGACGACGGCAGCGACGTCTCCGAAGGCGACTCGTCGATGATGCCCCGCTCGGCCACCCCGAAGGCGGTCACCCGCTCGGTGCCGACGGACAACATCGTCCGGGCCATGTTCATGGAGCCCGTCGAGCTGCGCACCGCCGCCGACGGCGCCGGCAACACGATGGTCGGCCACTTCTCGGTGTTCGACCGCTGGACCAAGATCGATAGCTTCTTCGAGGGCCGCTTCATGGAGCGTGTCGCCCTCGGCGCCTTCGCCGACGAGTTCGCCACCCGCTCCGACCAGATCCGGGTGCTGTACGACCACGGTGCCGACCCGACGATCGGCAACAAGCCGCTCGGCGTGCCGAAGGTGCTCCGCGAGGAGGCCGCCGGCGCGTGGTGCGAGGTCGAGCTGTTCGACACCGGCTACGTCAACGAGCTCAAGCCGGCGATGCGTGCCGGCCAGCTCGGCCAGTCGTTCCGCTTCCAGGTGCTCGCCGAGGAGTGGGCGACGCCCACCAAGCCGACCCGCGACAACCCCGAGATGCTCGATGAGCGCACGATCACGAAGGTCCGGCTCTACGAATTCGGCCCGGTGACGTTCCCCGCCTACCCCGATGCCACCGTCGGCCTGCGGTCCCGCACCGACGAGTTCTGGGACCGCCTCATCGACGACCCCGCCTTCGTCGCTCGGTTCACCGAGCGTGTCGGCGCCAAGGTCGCCACGAAGATCATCAGCGCTGTGCCGACCGACGGTCGCCGGCGGAACACCACCAAGACGGGCGCCGACGGCGACGTGAAGGTGCCAACCCACGCCGAGGCCCTCCGCTGGGCTGCGGCTCACCTCTACGCCCCGAAAGGCTGAACGATGACCCCCCTGGAAGTAGTGCGCGCTCGCATGGCCGAGCTCGCCCCCGAGATCAAGCGCACCGCCGAGATC